TGCGTGACGAGGCGGCGAAGGCGCGGGCCACTTTGTAGCCCCCCAGTCGGGTTTTACGCCATGCCCTGCAGTCGGAACACTGCAGGGCATGCCAGCCGCACTACAGCACGATATTGAAATCCGCCGAGGGGCAACCTTCGTTCTCCCCGTGCGCTGGGAGACGGAGCCGTGGCTGTACGCCGCCATCTCCAGCATCTCCCTGACTGCCCCTGTGTCGATTACCTCTGCCGCCCACACCATCCCTGACGGGTGGAACGTGGCCGTGGTGGACGCCAAGGGCCTCACGCAGCTGAACGCCAAGAGCAATCCGCCGAAGGCCTCAGACATGCGTAGGGCTACCGTGGTAAGCGCCACGCAGATCGAGTTCAACGCCATCAGTTCGGCCTCGTTCGGAAAGCACACCGCGAGCACCGGCTACCTGGCCTGGCGCACGCCGCAGTCGCTGCTGGATCACACCGCCCGCATGCAGATCAAGGACCGCATCGGCGGCACCGTGCTGGCCAGCCTCACATCGTTGCCAGGCGGCGGGATCGTGCTGGACGACGCCGGCAAGGTCATCGAAATCACCATCACCGCAGAACAGTCCGAGGCGTTTGCCTGGACTTCTGCCGTGTACGATCTGGAGCTTGTCTCCGCTGCCGGGAAGGTCACTCCGCTGCTGGAAGGCGCCGCCAGTGTCTCCGGAGAAGTAACCACCCCAATCATCTGAAGGAACCGCCATGACCGTTCAATTCTCTGTCGCCGTCCGCAATGGCTGGCTCGACAACACCGAAACCACTGTCGGCGCGTCGCCCAAGCTGCAGATCCGCACGGGCGCGCAGCCTGCGAACTGCGCTGCTGCGGCCACTGGCACGCTGCTGGCCGAAATCACCTGCCCGGCTGACTGGATGGCCGCCGCGTCTGCCGGCACCAAGGTGCTGGCCGGTTCGTGGACCGTGGCCGCTGTTGCCGCAGGCACTGCCGCGCATTACCGCATCGTGGACAACGCCGGCACGACTTGCCACGAACAGGGCTCCATCACGCTGGCCGGCGGCGGTGGCGACATGACCCTGGACAACACCAGCATCGCCGCAGCCCAGGTGGTGACGATCACTGCCAAGACGCTGACGGCTGGCGGGGCGTAAGGGCCGATCTGACACCATGACCATCACATCCCGCGACCAGCTCATCGACGCCATGGGCAACAACTCCAGCCGGTTCATTCTGGACAAGGCGTCCATCGCATCACAGGCGGTGGGCAGCTATGTCAGTATGTGGCGGGCGACAGGCCAGCCAGGGCAGGGCGCCGTGCCGACGACCGCGGCGGTGTGCACAAACGACCTTGTCGGCGCCATGAACTTCGCCCAACAGACCGCCCCGGCCACCAGCTACGGCGCCTACATGGAGGCCGTTACCAGCAACTCAGCCATGACGGTCGAGATTCATGACCGCATTGCGCACATGGGCGGCCTCAACGGCACGCTGACGACTGCGCAGACGGTGGGGGTTGACCTGAGCACCCTGCTCTCGACGTCGAACGTCGGAGCCCGGATTGGTGACGCTAACTACAGCGACGTGCAGTGGTGGCTGGAGTGGTACACCGCAACCGGCCCGACCGCTGCCACGGCGACGGTGGCAGTGACCTACGACGACGGCACCACCGGGAACCTGACTGCCTTCTCGATAGGTGCTAACCGACCGGCCAGCTCCATGGTGTCGCTCAATGCGCTGGTCCCTGCGGCGTCGTCTGGCAAATACATCCGCGCCGTCAACACCGTCACGCTGTCCGCCACCACGGGCACCGCAGGCAGCTTTGGCGTGACCGCCACGCGCATCCGCATGGCCAGCATGTGCCCCGTTGCCAACCTCAAGACGATCTCCAACTGGGCAGACCTGGGATTCCCAGAAATCAAGAACAGCGCGTGCCTGTTCCCGGTCGTCCTGACTAGCACAACATCGTCTGGTACGCTGCGCGGCGGCGGCAAGATCATCCACGGGTAATCCGCTGTGGCCGTCAACCAGCCAGAACTGGACTTTCCGCGCAAAGGAGGAGCCGACCTGTTCGGCGCCGAGGCGCTGGCTGACGGCGACCTCTTTGCAGCGGCCCCGCCCGCTGCGACCGGGGCAACTGGCACAGCGGCTGCCGTCATCACCATCAGCGCGAGTGCGTCCGGCAATGTGCGCGTGGCCGGCGCCGCCGCGGCGGTCATCGCCGTGGCGTCTGCCGGAACTGGAACATGCGCTGTCCGTGGCTCCACAAACGCTACAATTTTAGTAGCGTCAAACATAGGCGGGAAAAGCTCTGTAGCTGGTTCTGGCGCGGCAGCTTTGTCCGTCGCATCCTACAGCGCTGGAAACGCAGCCGTTCGCGGAACTGCGGCCGCTACAGTTTCGGTAGCGGCAAACGCAAGCTCAAAGAACTCTGTAGCCGGTTCTGTCGCCACTGCCGTATCTATCGCGTCCGCTAGCACGGGCGTGGTGAGGGCTGGGCCGATCTCCGGCGCAGGGGTCGCCGGTGTCGCTGTTGGTTCTGCCGCTGCAGGCGCGGCGCGCGTGGCAGGGCAGGGCGCCGCCGCGGTATCGGTGGCATCCGCATCGATGGGCACTGCGGTCATGCCCAGCATCACCGGCGCGGCCAGTGCCACGGTATCGGTAGGCTCCCTGTCTGCAGGCAAGGCGGCAGTGCGCGGCCAGGGCGGCGCCGTCATCGGCGTGGCATCCGTCAGCACCGGGCAGGTGTTCTCTGGCATTCAGGGCGCTGCACAGGCATCCATCAGCGTTGCCAGCTCTGGCGCTGGCACTGCGGCCGTGCGTGGCGCCGGCGCCGCGCCGGTCAGCGTGGCGTCCACCGGCATCATCGACGTGACTGCCCGCCTTTCTGGCTCTGCGGCCATCGCCGTAGGCAGTGCGTCGGCTGGTGCCACGCGCGTGGCTGGCGAAGGATCGGCATCGGTCGAAATCTCGTCCCAGTCTGCGGCTGCTGCATGGGTGCAGGGCGTTGTTGCGGGGTTGGTCGGTATCGACAGCATCGGCCTGGGGCGTGTTGGTCAGCGCAAGGTGGATGGGGATGTGTCGGTAGTCACGCTGCTGCGTGAAATAAGCGCTTGCCCCCCAAGGCTTGAGGCGGTGGCCAGGTCCAGCCATGTCCAGGTGTGCGTATCCACGGAGAGCCGGGCAGTTGTGGCGACATATCGCTAGAGCCAGGTGAGTGTTGCTACTACAAGCCACGCGGCAGTTGCCATCGAATGACCCCCCCCCATAGGGTTCGCCAGATTGCTGGGCATCAGGAATCATGCAAACCATGAAACCCGAAACTGTAGATGCTATCGACGCGACCATGGCGGCCGTGGGAACAAAGGCCACATACACCGGCGTTGGCGTCTCCGGGCTGGGATGGTTCCTGTCCAATGAATTTTTCGGCCTTGCAGGCATCATGATTGGCGCCGCTGGTTTGCTCATCACCTGGTACTACAAGCACAAGGCTGACCGGCGCCACACGCACGAACATGAGCTGCGCATGGAGCGCCTACGGCGGGGGCACCGCCCTGACACCGATCTTGGCGAACTTGGAGCCGACGAATGACCGCGCAACCAGGCAAGGTCTGGGCCTCACTTGGTGCGGCGATCCTGGCCATCGCAGCCGGGGTGTTTGCCGTCGAAGGCGGCTACAGCAACAACCCTGCCGATCCAGGCGGGGAGACCAACCACGGGGTGACCGAACGAGTTGCCCGCGACCATGGGTATGACGGCCCTATGCGCGAACTACCCAAAGAGACCGCGCAACAGATCTACATCGGCAGCTACGTGGAGGGCCCAGGCTTTCATCGGGTCGTTGCAATCTCGCCCGCCGTGGGGGAAAAGCTGGTTGATGCTGGCGTGAACGCCGGTACCGGACGCTCTGCCCGCTGGTTCCAGCAAGCACTGAACCACCTCAGCCGTGGTGGGGCTGATTTTCCTCTTGTAGCGGTGGATGGGCAGATAGGCGCTCAGACCCTGGCGGCTTACCGGGCGCTGGAAGGCAAGCGCGGCCGCGTCAAGGCGTGCGAATTGGTGCTCAAGCTGCTGGATGCCCAGCAAGGCACCCACTACATGAGCCTCAACCAGCCGACATTCATTGTGGGGTGGGCAGATCACCGGTTAGGCAATGTCCCCCTGGAGCGCTGCGCAGACCGTGTGGCGGCGCCAAGTTCCACTTTGGCCCAGGCGGGCGATGGGGGGTCATGATGTTGGACAAGATCAAAGCCTACGGATTGCAGGCGCTGGCCATGGCCCTTCTGGTGCTCAATGTGATTCTTGGGGCGAAGCTCTATGCGGCCCATCTGGACGCAGAGCGGGCGCGCAGCGCGTTGTCGGCCGAGCGCGAAGCCCGCGCACAGGAGAACAAGGACCGGATGCAGGCCGCCCTGGATGACGCCCGCGAAACCTTCCGCAAGGGCGAGATCCACGCCCGCAACCAACAGGAGATTGCCGATGCCCACGCTGCCCAAGAAAAGCGCCGTCTTGCTCGCCTTGCTGCTGCCGCTGCTGACGGTGAGCGGCTGCGCAAGCAAGTCACTGAATACGCCGCCACCTGTGGTGGGGGAGAAGCCAAAAGCCTTGCCGCTGCCCTCCAGCATTGCCGGGATCGAGCCGCCACCCTCGGGGTTCTATACGGAGAAGCTGACAGCCAGGCGGAAGCGTTCGCAGGAGCTGCTGAACAGCACGCCGATGAAGTCCGCACCCTGATGCGCGTGATCNNCTCAAAGCGCCGCCCCGGCCGGTTGCCGGGTCAACACACTGAGAAGACCATGACCATATCTCGCGAATTGCCCAAGTACCAGTGCCACAAGAAGGTATGGGCACTGAAGATCAAAGCAGTAGCACAAGGCACCCAGCCAACAGACCTGCCTGGTGGGTCGTGGATGCTCCACCCGGCCGATGATGGATATGGGCCACTCGAGGTTTCGCACGAATGGTACGCAAAGCACAAACCCGAGGCTGGCGGCTACTTCGTCGTCTATGACGACGACTACAAGTCGTACTCGCCAGCGGCTGCATTCGAGAGCGGCTACTCGCTCATCGGCTGACCGCATCGCAATGAAAGAAGACCATGAACACAACTGAATTACGTCAGCCCACCCACCGTGAAGAACTTGAGCGCGAGCTGGTGCATGGCGCCGCGACGCATATTGCTTCTGAGCCGTACCATGCGGGCGCGATTGCCAAGGCGATCAAGACCGTGCTCGACACGCTGTACCCCATTGCTGCAACGCCCACATCCGGCCCGGACAACGCACACGCGGCGGCCGTGCTGTACCCGGCGATTGAGCGTGCCATGGGTGAACTGTCCAAGTTGCACGAGGGCTTCAACATGGAGGTGAACCGTGCATTCAACATCCTGCACGACGCCTTTTGGAGCGAATGCCCAGCACCCGCTAGTGCAGTACCAAAACGTCGCGAGACGGCTGATGCAGAGCATCGACCCAAGCCCCACTCTCTGGAGCAGGAGATTCAAGCCAAGGCCAACAGGGGTCCGCGCGTGACGCCAGCGGATATTGAGGCCAGCATCGCCAGCGAGCACTACTTCACAGCGGCCGACGCGGTGACATACAACGCGGGCGGACCTGCTGTGGTGCCAGAAGCCTCGCTCAAGCTCTTGACCTTCTGCGTGCTGGTGCTGCGCAACGGCTTCACCGTGACAGGCGAAAGCGCTTGCGCCAGCCCGGAGAACTTCAACGCCGAGATCGGCCGACGCATCGCCCGTGAAAACGCAGTGGCGAAAATCTGGCCGCTGCTAGGCTTTCGCCTGCGCGACCAACTGGCCCGCTGAAAACCGAAGCACCAATGAAAAAGCCCAGCCGCAGTGATGCGGGCGGGGCTTTGTGTTTGGTGGGGCGCCGTGTCGCAGTCAGCTGCGGCTTTTTTTGTTGGCTGAACCCAGCTTCTCCAGCACATGCT